CATGAAAACAATAACTCATGAAGGGATAGAGTACGTACTGAAGAGCGATATCGAAGCTGCTTTTAAGGATCGTATCTCCAAGCTGAGTGCTCGAGCAATCCAAGCGGAGGAATCTGCGAAGGCTCTGCAGGATACTCTCGATAATCAAGCTGGAGAGCTTACGAAGATCTCTACGCTCCAAGAGAAAGTAAGTACTCTGGAGCAATCTCTACAGGATGCAGAGAGCAAATATTCCAGAGTATCTATGCTTAGCGAGATGGGCTTCACAGATCCCGATCTTCGAGATGCTGTAGAATGGGCTTATAGCAGAGCCAATAGCGAAGCATCTCTGCAGGAGTGGATCCAAGGTATCAAAGAGAACCCAGCGGAGGCTCCTCTGGTTCTTAGACCTCATCTCCAATCGAAGCAAGCTCCAGAAGCTGCTCCTACTGCGGAAGCTGCTCCAGAGGCATCTCCAGAAGCCGCTCCTACTCATCTCCAAGCGCAAGCAGTAGAGCATCCTTCTCTATTGCCTCCTCGAACGAATACAGGAGCGAAGCCTGCTCCAGTACAGAGCGCGGATCTCTATTCTCGAGTGGGAGATTCTGACTTCTACCGAGCCAATCGAGATATGATTATGAAGGCCTGGAGATCTGGCAAAAGATAACCAATAACATTAACGGAGGTACTTACTATGTCATTAGACTACAGATCCGAAAACTTATACCCCATTGTGAAAACATTCACAGCAACCCAGACCGCTACAGAGGTTCAGATTCCTAAGACTTGCCTCAAGGTTACTATCGGATGCGAACAGCACGAGATTTACTGGAGCCAAGTAGGAGAGGATGGACAGCTACTCGGAGCAAATAAAGCTTTTATAGATGGAGGGGCTTATATGCAAGTTACTCTCGGTAGAGGTAAGAACCGCTCGAGCTCGATATACATTGCAACCAAGAGCAGCTCTTCCGCTCTGGTTACTCTCATCTTCGAGGAGGGCTAGGATATGGCAATCTATACCCCCTCCGGATCTCGTAGACCGCAGAGGCATCCGTTCTCTAGTGCTAATCAGATCGTGATTAATCATAATCTGGGCTATAAGCCAATGGTACAGATTATCCTCGAGGATGGAACCATAGCCGAGGGTCTGGTTACTCATAATAGCGATAATCGAGTGAGTATATCTTTCCAAATTTCACTCTCCGGAGAGATAATCTTGAGGTAGTATTAAGAGCGAGGGAGGCCCCCTCTTAATCTTTTATGGAGTATATAACCATGCAATTTCTTGCACCTACTAATACCTTCGAGGGCTCGGTAGTCCTTAACGGTACCCCTTCAGCTGATAACCACGCTATTACTAAATCTTACTTGGAAGCTAATGCCGTAGTCGGTATCGCTACTGATTCTGCTAACTATGCAGAGCTCGTAACCGTTAACGGTGAGAAGCAGCTTAAGCTTAAGCCTCTTACTATTACAGATGTAAGTGTAGATACTTCTGCTACCTCTCTCTCTGCTTGGGTAACTTCGAATTACTCTAACGGTGATGAGAAACAAGAAGGTGATATCATCGTTCTTACTGCTGTAAGCGGTCGTGCTCAAACCTTCATTCATAACGGTGGAACAGCTGGTACTACTGCTGACTTCGCAGAGATCGAAGGAGTAGATGTTACAGATGCTGAAGTTCGCGGAGCTCTTTCTGCTTCTAACGGTATCGATTTCAACTCTTCTACCGGTTTATTTACTGCTGATCAAGGTGAGATCCGAGGCTTCTTTGCTGCTGGTACTGGCCTTGATTATGATGGTAATAACGGAACCTTCTCTCTCGATGTAGATACGGATGGTATCTCGGAAGGTACTTCTAATCTGTACTTCACAGATGCTCGTGCTCGCGGTGCTATCTCTGTAGATGCTGCAGGCCTTGCTTACGATAGCTCTACTGGACAGATCGCTCTTACTGCGGATTCTGATGATATCGCAGAAGGTTCTACTAACCTGTACTTCACAGATGCTCGTGCTCGTGCTGCTCTTACTGTAGGTACTGCTGGAGCTGAAGATGTACAGCTTCTAAGTAAAGATACTAATGGAGTGATGAACGTACTCTTAAGCGATATCTTCGCGGAGTTCTCTGCTGGTACTGGTCTTAGCTTCGATGGAGGAGAATACTCTCTCTCTGCTTCTACTAGTGATGTAAGCGAAGGTACTAACCTTTACTTCACAGATGCTCGTGCTCGCGGTGCTATCTCCGTAGATGCTGCTGGCCTTGCTTACAATAGCTCTACCGGTGTAATCGCTCTTACTGCTGATAGTGATGATATCGCAGAAGGTTCTACTAACCTTTACTTCACAGATGCTCGTGCTCAAGCTGCTATCTCTGCAGATTCTGCAGCTGGTAACTTGGTAACAGTTACCAACGGTGAGATCTTGGTTCAGAAGTCAGACTTCCGAGCTACTTTCGCTCCTCAGAACTTGACAGCTAACACTTGGCAAACCTTGAATCATCAGCTCGGTGAGAAGCTGGTACACTGCTCAGCTTATGACAGCAACGGTAACAAGGTTCAGGTAGAAGTACAGCTTACTGATAGCAATAATCTCCGAGTTCGCTCTGTTATTAATGTTACAGGTGCTGAGATCGTAGTATCTATCTAATCCCTCGCAATCCCTTAAAAAAGGCTCTGGTACCGTACCTCCCCGGAGCCTTTCCCCTCGCTCTCCTCGAGGGGTTTTTTTTATCCTTGCTACTGCTGTTTTTATCGTTTATACTTCTTATGGGTAGGGTCGCTCCCGAAACAGCAGAAGAGCCCAGATAATTAAATATTCCCCTTTCTTCTAATGGTAAAATAATGTCAACTATTACTAATAATGGGTTGGTCGGTGATTTAAGACTTGCTCAAATGATCTCAGCTGAGATTAAACTTCTTTTGAAGGATTCTGTAAACCTTCGTAATACTCCTTTCGTAGACTTCTGCGGATCTATAAATGGCATGGGCAGCGATACAATTCGTGTTCGTAAAGCGTTTTTAGATGGAGAATCGGGCTTCTCTGAATTCAACGGTGGAACCGAAGATAACCCAGTATCTGATAAGGCTCTCGTAGATGGACACGTAGATATCGTATGTAAGCGTAATTCTCTTGCTTACTCTATTACAGACCTTGCTTCTATGACAGGTATGGGACAGGATATCGATCCTTTCCGTATCGCAGAGCATATCTCTAAATCTTATGATGCTCTCTTCGCTAAGCTTACAGCTGCTGTATTCGGTGGTTTCACTGCTCAGGTAGGATCTGCTTCTGCTCTTACTGTTTCTATCTTCTTGGATGCTGTTCAAGCTCTGGAAGCTGCTGGAACTAATAAAGGTGCTCCGGGTCCTTATGTTTGCGTATTGCATCCTGCTCAGTTCGCAGAATTGCAAGATAGCATCAGACAAGAGCAGAACAGCGCACTTGCTTATGCTCCAGCTTCTTACGAGGCTCTCTCTGCTAAAGGTTCTCACTATAAAGGCTCTTTTATGGGTGTTGAGATCTATACTAGCTCTTACGTAACTGATAACGGTTCTAACTACGCTGCTGCTATGTTTGCTCCAGCTGCTATCGGTTATGCTACTGGCATGCCTTCTGCTCTTCCGGGTGCTGTAGAAGCTATGGAAATGGGTGAAGTTATGGTAGAGATGGATCGCGATGCTACTAAAGCTCTTACTCGTATCGTAGGACACGCTTATATCGGGATCGCTATCATTGATGACGATCGCGGTGTAGAGATCGCTACTCTGGTATAATCCTAACGGATTCCAATATGGGGAGGGGCTTCTGCTCCTTCCCTCGTTTTAACTTACAATGAGGTACAAAAAATGAGTTATTCACCGCAGCCCTGGGCTCCTGTTCAAACGAAGCAGCAAGATCTACTCCCAGAGCAACCTAACCACCCCTTCTTTTATAAATGGCATCCGAGTAACTGGAGCTTCCATTACTTCGAGAAAGAGGTAACGAAGGGAAAGAGCACAAAAACAGAGCGGTTCGGAGTATTCGTTCCAAATATCAGAATGGAGCGTATTATCCCCGGTGTTAATGGAGTTCATCAGATCCGAGGAGAGCAGGGTAATCCGGGCTCCCGTATCGGTATCTTACAGCAGAAAGGATGGACTTACTTAGAT